AGATTCTTGCCAACCGTCTACAATGTTTTGTAAGAACGCATCATAGTGTACAATAGTACCAGACAACCATATCCACCCTTCTTTACCAGGGCTTTCCTCAAGAGATGGATATACCGTAGATACAATCCATTGTTTAATCTCATCTCTACGTATAGCAGTCTTTGTGTTTAGCTCTGACTCAAAGTCATCAAGTATAATACCTGTATAACGTGTATCTACCTCAGCACGACCTCTAAGACGCTGTGATGTACCTTTTGCTATGATACGATGACCTTTTGTTGTAATTAAGTCTTTTTCTGTCCATCTCTTACCAACGTCACCTCCACATAGATTACCAAAGTAGTATCTAATAGCTTGGTTTGTTTCTAAGTGTGAACGTATATACTTGACGTGGTCAATAGACTGACCTTGCTCTTCAGCTACCCAAGCCATAAACATAGATTGGTCTTCTGGTGTAAAGCAAAGCTTATGCATGATTGCTGCTTTCATTAATACTGATTTTCCAAAACCTCTTGGAAGCACATTACAAATACGTGCTCCAGGTTTTGTACTAATTAATTTTTTACCAAGGTCGTAGTGAAAAGGAGGTGATGCTGATTTATGTAAAAAATCATTTGGTAAAAATAACTTACCAAACAGTATTAAATCTTTAGATGCTTTATGTAGTAGCACCTCCTTGTCAGATAAACTAAGCTTTTCCATTATTTTCTATAAATTCTTTGCTAAAACCAATTAAATCCATATCCTCATCATACATACAAAGACAAGCACAATCAACGGTGATGTACTTATCCATTGGTATGTCCATGATAGTGTTTAATAAGAAGTCACTATAAGTTATCGGCGACTTCCTAATCTTCACTTTCCTCTCGCACATCTGGCAGTTGAGGAATTTCTCGTTCTTGGCTTGCGATTTTTTTGACATCTTTACCTTCCAATGCTGCTAGTTGTTCAGGGCTAAAACCCTTAAACAATGCGATAGATTCAGTTTTTTGTTCTTTCTTACCTAGTAACCCAGATATTTCCATAAGCATCTTTAGAGACGAAATCTTATCGCTATCTCTTGCTTCAATATTATCTACAATTTCTTTTGTCTTCAGTAGTAGATACTCTGGTGTTATCTCTGTTTTTTCTAATATTTTTTGTATTTCTTTGTCAATCAAGGTTTTTATCCTTTCTGTTTTTAATAACATACTACTTTGTTCTTTTATATATTGTTCAGACTTAGACTGAGGATAAGCTCGTTTAAACGCTTCTATTATCCCATCACCCTTTGCAACATATTTTGCAAACAAAAATTCTTTCTTTGTAGGCTTTTCACGCTCTTTAAATACAGTATTAGAGTTTTTACCACTAAACTTATATATACTCTGTCGCAGTTCTCCCTCCATTTTGATGGTAGGAGCACAGTTAAACATCCCAATCGCAGTGCGTACATATCTCTGATTATTGATAGTTCCACGTTCTAACACCTCACAAACCTGCCCATCGTCTGTAAGAGTCCAAGAACTTACAGGAGCGTTTCTCCAATCTTCAAGTACGTCTTGTAATGGCATAGCCTGCCTGAGCTCGTTGATATTGTCATATATTATGTGCTCCTTACCTTTTATAGTTCTTTTCTTCATTTACGATGAACTATGTATTCAGGGTCTTTATCGCTCAATCTAACCTCAACCCAGCCTTTTGTTTGTGGTTCAAACATAGCATACCTTGCATATTCTGCATATCCTATAAAAGAACCACCACGAACGAACCATTGCCTTCTAACTTCTTCGTTATCTTGCATTATTTCAAAAGAATCTACTGGTTTTGCGTATAATTGGTGGTTGTGCCCTAAATAATACATATCAGCGTCAGGAAAAATGTTTCTAAGCCTAGTTAGCTCCAAATCTCCGTTTTTTGCACCACTTTTACCATGACCACTTGCAAAACAGAAGCGATTATGTTTGTAATTAATCACTGCATACCCTGGAAATGGATAGTATGGTACTTCAAGGTCGTCACATAAAACACGAATTATGTCAATTCCTGCTAATCTTACTGAACGGAGAGTATCATGATTACCACCACGTAAAAATACACATTTATTCATGATAGGTCTTATCATTTTTACAAATTGAGCGTACTGTTCGTTGTTATCAAACAACTGGTCACCCTCTGGTATGTGATAATTAGGTGGTATAAACTCTAACATATCGCCATTTCCGAACCAAAGAGCATTTGGGTCTTCATCTATCATCTGTACTGCTTTCAATAATAAACTTCTGTCAAATACTTTACTACCTACATGAATGTCAGTAAGACAATGTAAGTTTACTTTTGACTTCTTTGTGTTATGTTCTAGTATTTTACCTGGATTAATCATTGTTTTCTCCGTTTTCTGAGTCGTACTGCTTATCGTACATAGTATAACTCAATAGTATTATGCTATAATTTATCAAATCAAGCATTGTGTCTTCTACTTTTTCTTCATGAACTGCTCGTTCACCATCTTTTTGTAATAAATTAGATATTCTTGCTATTTTATCAGAGATACGAACAAGAATACCAGTTGATGTATCACATATTTTTAGTGCTTCAACCATTTCAAAGTTAGAAAAAGGTTCTTTAATTTGTGCATAATCATCATTCTTATCATCACACAATGATTTTGCTTTTTTTATTATTGCATCATAGTTTGGAATCATATCTGCCTCCTGCTTTTTTCCATAAAAATTCTCCAAATCCTAACTGAAATAAACTATTAGCTAAAACTTGTACTTGCGTTTCTGTTAAATCTAAACTTGTTCCATGTGTTATACCATGCAACACTTCATGACATAAAACTTCTAAAATTTTACTATCTTTCATATCGTGTTCTAATACTATTTCACATTTTCTCATAGATATAGCACCTAATATTTCTGTAGAATCTGTTCCTAAGTCTGCTTTTGCACCAGAAACATATCTTATATGGTATTCATGACCATTTATAGGTAACATCAAAGTTTTATTTTTTATTTTTTTTAGTTTTTTCACTAGGTGCATCCTTTATTTTATCTTGTAAATATTTATTAAATTTTTTTGTATCTTTTTTCATTTCTATATATTTATTAATAACAGACTCAAGTATTAATATTTTTTCAGTTAACCTGAACATTTCTTGTCTTAAGACAGCTATATTATATACTATGTCTTTTTTGCTTGGTTTTTTTGGTTTTGGTATTGGCATTTGATTTATCCTTTCTAAATATTTTATCCCAACGTTTTTCGTATTCTTTTCTAGATATAGATGTAGGTCTAGGTTTATCTCCTTTACCTGCTCCATTTGGACCTTTAAACATTTATAAGGTTAATAGTATAGATTGGAAAAAG